GGATCCTCGATTTCGATTTCGATCGCGGCCTCTTCTGGGTTGGTCAACGATTCCAGACCCTCTGGAGCTTCATACAGTGATTTTTCAATGGACATATTGATCCTTAATAGTAAGACACCTTGCGTCGAAACGTTTGAGGTTCATCTTCCTCGTCCGTTTGCAATCGCAAAAACCCGCCTTTTCGAAACCTGATCAAAGCCTGGGTGCTGGAGTCAACCAAGTCATCATGGTCTGAGTTAGGAAATGCTGCCATCTCTTCAATCAGCTCATCCGCCCAACGTGTGGCCGGCGCCCAAACCTTGCCGCTTGCGAACAAATCCGACACAGAGTTTATACGCACCATCTTATCATTCCCCCTGCTCGGAGTAAATTCAGAAACGGGTATTCCCATCGCGCGCAGTTCAAAAATAAGTGGCGCACCCGACGCCTTTGCTTCCACGATAAACGCATCCGGCTCCCACTCTTTGTAATGGTTGAACGCCTTTTCCTTTAGCTCAGGAAACTCCATGCGCTTTTTAAACGCGTCAAGCAAAATTACGTTTGGATCGTTTGGGTTCTCATTGAGGTAGAACACGCCCCAAGTCGTACACGCCGAATAGTCGGACCGTTCGCTTTTGGTAAAAGCCGTGTCCCAAGACTGGATGATGAATTCACAAACCGGCGGCTTGTCTTCTTTCCATTCTTTCCACCACTCGCGCTTAACAATAGCGCCTTCTTCCGAAGTAGGACTCTGTTGGTACTGTGCGTTCCACTTGCTCGGTGGCAGTTCAAGCTGCAGCGCTTCCAGTTCGGGCAAGCTCCAAAACTCTGGCCACAGGGGGTTACCGGATGGCAGGATTGCGGGAAAGTTAATCACTTCCCATGTCTCGCCATCCTTGTCAATCATTGATTGGAGGATCTTGCCGGTCAGGTCTCGTTTAGCCCAGCGCGTCATAACGACAACGATGGAACCGCCTGGTTGCAAACGCTGGCGAGGACCGGACGTGTACCACTCGTACACTTTATCAAAGACCGTTGGGTCTCCAGCTGCTAGTGCGGCTTCTTGTTCGGAGTGAGGGTCATCAATAATGAGCAAGTCAGCACCTTTACCAGTAACAGTACCGCCGACGCCAATAGCAAAATACTCACCGTTGCCGCTCGTAGACCAGCGCCCGGCAGCCTTGCTATCAGATCGGAGAGTAACGTTAGGGAAGATTTGCGCATATTGCTCCGAGTCCACCAAGTTACGAACCTTACGGCCAAAGCCCACCGCCAGTTCGGCTGTGTTCGAACACTGAATGATCTTCTTATTAGGATACTTGCCCAAAAACCAAGCCGGCAACATATACGACGCAAACTCGGACTTTGTGTGTCGCGGCGGCATGTTAATGATCAAGCGCTTAATTTTGCCCTCGGCAATCTCTTCAAACTTCTTGGCCATGACCTTGTGGTGGCGGCCATGAATGAACCCGGGCCACATGGCGTTTACAAACTTCATGAAGTCGACCTGCGCGCGCTCACGTTTTAAGCTCGCTTGGTACTCAGCCAAGTCCGACATAAACGCTTCTTGTTCGTTTATGGGTAGCTGAGCAATGGCCGCTGTTATTTTGTCAATGTTCATATGGGTCAAATATCCGGTCGATCGTCGTTTGCATAGCTTCAAACTCTTCTGGCGTAAGGCGCAACGTGTACACGGTCTTACCCATATACCAGTCCCGAGTAAACCGTAACCCTATACGCCCGCCAATTAGCAGATCGAGGAAGTATTTCATGCGGAGCCCAATTTTTTATTTTCCACAAGGACCAAGCGCCTCCAAAAACGCCTCCGTGTCCGGGTCGGTTACTTCTTTGGAGTGCAGCCAATCCAGTAGCGCCCATGCAATGTTGTGAATCATGTTGTCGTCTACTTCTCCAACCACAACTTCGAATCGGTTTTGGCAAGTTGTAATTTTCATGTTGACGTTCTCCATGTTCATGGCAGCTTTCTAAAGTTAACGTACACGGGCCGTATAGAACGCGCACTGTTCTTTAACATCTTGCACACTCCCAAATCACACAACTTGTGCATAACGCGGCTCACGTTACTTCTACTCTTATCGCCCGTCAACATCATCACATCATCTATCGACGGCCCATACCCCATCTTCTTCCAATACTCATCAATACACAAAAATATCGTCCTCTGCTTCTCAGTCATCAAAACCTCCAGCGCCTGTTCCAAACTCTTAACCTTCACATCATCCTCCAATCATTAACATTGTTAATGTTTGCCCAATTTTCAAATCATTAACATTGTTAATGTTTGTACCCCCCACCCCTTTTTTGTATCCAAAACATAGGGGGGCCTATTTGTCAAAATCATTAACAATTTCATCCTCGGAAAATGATGATGGGGGGGTATCGATTTTTTCTTTGGATTGACTGTCGGGAATAGTATGCGTAGTCGCAGTCCCATGCGCCCCGTCGAATGCGGCGGGTGGGGCGCCGGTGGGTTCTGCCGGAGCCAACTTTGAATGCCCTGCCCCGCTGATTTCCTGAAGCAAGTCCAGTGCATCATCCTTGACTGGTGCGTCCGAGACATCAGTGAGCGTGGCAAGCAGTCTTGCACGCAGGTCGCCACTGGACTTGACTGTCGTGACCTCTTTGCGTTCCATGAAGGCGCCGACTTCGTACAGGCTGCCGAGGAGTTTGAGACACTGGACTCGCTGAGCAGGGGGAAAGTCCTCATCAATGGAGTGTTGGAGTAACTGCTGAATCAGGAGCGCCTTGATTTGAGCAGGCTGTCGATGTTCTGCCGTACTCAAAGCCAGTTGGATAGCTTCTATCTCTTGTTGGATTCGTGGATTCTTGGCTAGCTTATACGGAGTGTTGACGATTGTGGACGGAGCTGGGTTCGGGTTATATGCTTGGCGATATGCTTGGGCTTTGGTTTCCCCTAGTGCTACTGCTTTGGCAAATGCCTTCTGTTTACTTGTGAGTTTGGGTGTCTTGCCCTTACCGCTACTGAGTAATGACTCTATGGGGAAGGAATCAAGCCCTGCTTTTATTTGCGCGCGTGAGAGTTTCTGTGTTGCCATGTTTCTGTAGGTATAAACCGAGAATTGATTGGGCGTGAAGATAGCAGTTGCTGAGGGACTGTGCAAGACCCAGTTGACTATGACCATCATCCAGGATAGCTACAGGATATGTTTGCCTATACGTCTATCGGATTGATTGAGCCTAAAAGAATGCCCGCCAAAATCTTTTCTTTTATTTCAACACGGCTGCAGACCGCATAAATCCTAGCAAAACGCCCAAATCTGCCTATTTATTGAGCAAACTGGTGTCGCATACGTGACAAAAAACACCTCTTTGATATATACAATCGTCAACGCATGAATATGCAGGAGCGTTATTCATGTGTTATCAACCACAACGGAGAACGATATGAACGAGCAAACCATGATTGAAGACATCAAAGCCTACGCCATTGCCAACTACAACAATGGTTGGGACAACATCGTTGAGTGTTGGGAAGACGGAGACATTCTCGAAGCACTAAGCGAGAACGAGTTTGATATGGCAAAGACCATTGCATCCATCCAAGAATACGTTGACGTGATTGTTGAACGTGACACTGACGCCGCTAATTCTGCATTTTGATTAACCACAACGGAGAAACCACCATGACCATCATTCACCTCTTGACTATCGCCGCATCCTGCATGGGTATCGCACTGACCGGCATCTGCCTGATGACCGGTGCAATCGGCACTGTGTTGGCACTTGCCACTGTCGTGCTTTTCCTCTTCACCTCTTTCTACGGCTTTGTGAGCCTTATCAAGGACTGAACCATGACCACCACCGAACTGAGCCCCGCAATCTTGGACGCCTTCAAGCGAACCATCAAACACCTCAAAGGCGCACCCGCCACACCGGAAAACAAAGCCGAAGGACGAGCAATCATCCTTCACTTTGCCGGACGCCTGCAGCTGAGCAACCTTGAGCTGAGCCAACAAGACGCCTTCAACATTCTCGCTGACGCATACCGCAACATCAAAGGAGCATGACATGACCCAGCTAGCGTGGATACAACGTGACCAAATG